TGACTGCCTTGCCCTCCCTGATGGACACCTTGAAGGGCCACGGGGTTACCAATTGCGCACCTTTACTTCATAGGCGGGGCTATGGTCCACGGCGTTAATGAAGGCCTCGCAGGGGTGCTCGGCATTGGCGGTCACTGCCTCGGCCCACGCAGCGAATGCCTCGGCCTCGGTCAAGGTGTCGAACTGATGCCACATAACGCCGAGGATCGGCAGCATGTTGTCACTGAATTGGTAGGTCATGGTGGGTCTCCGGGTTACTGTTGGGTCAGGTCGTTTGCAACGGTGTTCAGGACAACGTGCAGCATGGTGAAGGCCGCAGCGTGATCCTTCTTCGGGAGAGTGGCGATCACACCGTAGGCGTATCGCAGGGCAGCAGGGAAGTCGGAATGCGTGGCGAACAGGTCACAGCGAAGGTCCTTCGCATAGGCGGTCAGGTCAAGGCGGTTGGTTTCGATGGTCATGATCTAGGTCTCCGGGTTGTGCTATTGCTAGCGGTCCGGGAAGTGTAATTGATTGTGGCCATGTAAATGCATTCCTGAGTGCTGCGAAGGGTTATTCAGGGGCCGGGCCGGACGGTCTAGGGGGGCTGCACTCTATATAGAAGTGCAGGGTCCGGGGGCCTGATCCGGGGCAAAAGTAATACTTTTCCGAGAAGTATTAAAAACCGCTCAGAACGGCCTAGGTGAGGCGATCAGGGGTAGGGTAAGGGGTAGGGTAGGGTCCAGACCGAAAACCTCACCATGGCCCGATTAGGGGCCTTCCTGCCCCTGTGTACAACCTGTGGATAAGTGGTTGTCCACAGCGGTCCGAGAGTTATCCACAGAATCCACAGAGTTGTCCACATGAACAAGATGTGGATAACTTGACGCTGTGGATAGGCTGTGGATAATGCGAACAGTCTGTGCATTTAAACAGTGTGGAAGGAATTACAGCATGAGCCACGGTGAAGATACGAGGGACCGCCTGAAGGCCACCAAAGATGAGTACCTGCGGGCACTGGAACAGGCAGCAGCGGGTGACGATTTAAATGGTGAAGACCCGGGGGCCGAGATGAGCGAAGCGGAACGGCTGGCCCTTCGCGCAGAACCTCCAGTAATAAGAGCAGATGGAAGAGTAAGAGGGAGTGAGATACCTAGACCTAGACCATTGACCAGCAGCCAGATGGAATTCACCAAGGGCCTGATCCAAGGGAAGACTATGCGTCAAGCCTATAGAGACGCATACCCGAATGCCAAAGGGGATGACAGGACCATCACGGCAGCAGCCTACAGGGTGAGCCGAGACGAGAGGGTGCAAAAGGCACTACAGGACGCATGGGGCGAGACAGTGGAAGTGCTGGCGGAAGATACAGCGGCGACCAAACGGTACGTGCTGAAGGAATTGCTGGCGCTCAGCAAAGCAGGCAAACAGGAAGGCTCTCGTTTAAAAGCACTGGAACTGATGGGACGTGCTGCTGGCATGTTCCAAGCGCAGGCCGAAGACAAGCCCGCAGCAGTGACACCTGATGCATTGCGCAGGGAGTTGGCTGGCCACCTGAAGCTACTGGACAACGTCAGGCCTATGACGAAGCAGCAGGTCAGCGAGGGCTAGTGCATCACGCAGTGCTCACGTCACGCAGTGCAGTGCCCAAGCTTCCCCCTTCTACTCTCATCAGCGAGGGGGGCAGTGGCATGCGAGGCGGGCACGGCGCGACCCCACCCACTCCCCACCCCCGGACTGGCCCAGCTTACCTCCCCCTCCCATGCCTACGCTGTAATCCACTCCCACAATTACCCCCTCCCCACCACCACGAACGTTCCCACCCGCATCTCATCGTGTAAATGTGCGGATACCCCCGGGTAGATGAGTTTTTGTAGACCCCCCGGGGGGTGCATATTTTTTAATTTAAATGCTTGCGAACGTTCTCATTCTGATTTAAACTGTGTTTATGGACGACATCATTGATTACGCAAGGCCGACGATGTTGGCTGAGAAGGCTCTCAAGGACATGCACAACGCGATGCTTGAGAAGAGGTATGAGGATGCGATGGATGAGGTGGTCAATGCCATGCATCATCTGGGCGCAGTGGTACGTGCTATTGATGCGGAGCGCAGGAATGTACGAAAAGCACCAGTTAGTGCTTGATTTCATCAAGGCGTACATCAAGCTTCATGGTGTAGCGCCTTCGTATACAGTGATTGCCAAGGGCATTGGATTGAGGTCCAAGGCGAATGTGCACCGGATTGTTCATAAGTTGAAGGATGAGGGCAGATTGACGCTACGGCCTCATAAGTTCAATTCGATCAGTCTGGTGGATCAGTCTGTACGGGCTGTGGGGCGTCTGTGAGTTTCTTGACCAAGAAGGAGGTGTCGGACTATCAGTCCTTGATACCTCTTGTGGGGGATGAGGAGCGGGTCAAGATTCTTCAGCTACTAGAGCTGGACAAGGTCCAGAGGTGCCGGGAGTCCTTCATCTTCTTTGTTTCCCAGATGTGGCCGGTCTTCATCTCTGGGAAACACCATCAGATCATGGCAGATGCCTTTGAGCGTGTGGCTCGGGGGGAGTTAAAGCGTCTGATCATCAACATGCCGCCCCGGCATACTAAGTCTGAGTTTGCTTCTTACCTCCTTCCTGCGTGGTTTCTGGGTAGGTTCCCCACTAAGAAGATCATTCAGACTGCTCACACCGCAGAACTGGCCGTCGGGTTCGGTCGGAAGGTGCGAAATCTGGTCTCCTCTGACCTGTATCAGAAGGTCTTTGAGACCAAACTGTCCTCCGATTCCAAGGCAGCCGGGCGCTGGAACACGGATGTGGGGGGCGACTACTTCGCTATCGGTGTCGGCGGCGCAGTAACGGGTAAAGGTGCTGACCTACTCATCATCGACGACCCCCATTCTGAGCAGGAAGCCAAGCAGGGCAACCCCGCAGTCTATGACGGGGTGTATGAGTGGTACACATCCGGCCCCCGCCAGCGTTTACAACCGGGCGGAGCCATCATTATTGTGATGACCCGGTGGTCTAAGAGAGACCTGACCGGCCAAATCCTGCGTGGCAGTGAAAAAGAAGGCACAAATGAGTGGGAAGTCATCGAATTTCCCGCCATCTTGCCCTCTGGAACCCCCTTGTGGCCCGGTTTCTGGAAGAAAGAGGAGCTAGAAGCTCTAAAAGCTGAACTTCCGGTCGCTAAATGGGAGGCCCAGTACCAGCAAAACCCCACTTCCGAGGAAGGGGCCATCATCAAGCGGGAAAACTGGCGGATCTGGACCCAAGATTCACCCCCGCAGTGCGAATACATCATCCAAAGCTGGGATACGGCCTTTGAAAAGTCCAATAGAGCCGACTATTCCGCCTGTACAACGTGGGGAGTCTTCCAACATCCCGACGATACAGGAAACTACAAGACAAATATTATTGTTTTGGACGCCGTAAAGCGCCGGATGGAGTTCCCGGAGCTTAAACAGAAGGCTATGGAGATGTACAAGGAGTGGTCGCCTGACTCCCTGATCATTGAAAAGAAGGCCGCCGGAGCGCCTCTGGTCTATGAGCTGCGACAGATGGGCATCCCGCTTCAGGAATATACACCGGGCAAAGGAAACGATAAGATCGCTCGTGTAAACGCCATCTCGGACCTTTTTGCATCCGGCGTTGTATGGTGCCCGGAAACCCGCTGGGCAGATGAACTCATGGAAGAACTCGCAGCCTTTCCTAACGGCGATCACGATGACTTGGTGGACTCAACCAGCCAAGCCCTGCTTCGCTTTAGGCAAGGTGGATTTGTCTCCATCAGTTCCGACGAACCTGATGAGCCAAGGTTCTTCAAAGGCCGGCGCTCAGAACGTTATTACACCGTGTAAACGGCTGGAGTCAATATGATCGACAAGTCCCTGTATCAAGCCCCCATCGGTATCGCAGAAGATGCACAGCCGGGGATCGAGATTGAAATCGAGAACCCGGATTCTGTGTCTATCGACATGGACGGCATCGAGATTGATCTAGCCCCGGCACCCAAAACCGCAGAGGACTTCGAGGCCAACCTCGCGGAGTTCATGGACGACTCCGAGCTTGATTCTCTGGCATCCCAGCTTATCGCAGATTTTGACAAAGACACCCGCGACCGCAAGGAATGGGTTCAAACTTATGTCGATGGTTTAAAGCTCCTAGGCCTGAAGTACGAAGACCGTACCGAGCCTTGGGACGGGGCCTGCGGTGTGTTCCACCCCATGCTTACCGAGTCCGTGGTCCGCTTCCAAGCTGAAGGGATCATGGAGACCTTCCCTGCCATGGGTCCGGTCAAGACGCAGATCATCGGTAAAGAGACGCTGGATAAGAAAGATGCCGCTTTGCGTGTGCAAAACGACATGAACTACCAGCTTACCGACCGGATGACGGAGTACCGCCCGGAGCACGAGAAGCTCCTGTGGTCCCTGCCTATCACCGGCTCTGCGTTTAAAAAGGTCTACTACGACCCCTCGATTGGCCGTCAGGTGGCTATGTTCATCTCGGCAGAAGACATCGTGGTGCCCTACGGCGCTCCCGATCTGGAGCGTGCCGAGCGTGTGACCCATGTCATGCGCAAGACCACCAACGATGTGACCCGCCTGCAAGAGGCTGGCTTCTATCGTGATGTGGATCTGGGCGAGCCGACCGGCGAACTCGATGACATCGAGAAGCAAAAGGCCGAAGAGCAAGGCATGTCTGCTATTCAGGATGACCGCTATCGCATCCTAGAGATGCATGTGGACATGGACCTGCCCGGCTATGAGCACACCAACAAATACGGTGAACAGACCGGCATCGCCCTGCCGTATGTCATCACCATTGAAAAGGGCACCGGAACAATCCTCGCCGTCCGCAGGAACTGGTATGAAGGCGACAAGCTCCACCTCAAGCGACAACACTTCGTACATTATCAATACATTCCCGGGTTTGGCTTCTATGGCTATGGCCTCATCCACCTCATCGGGGGTTATGCCAAGAGCGCGACGATGCTTATCCGGCAGCTTGTTGACGCTGGCACTCTGTCTAACCTCCCCGGTGGTCTCAAGTCCCGTGGCCTGCGAATTAAGGGAGACGACACTCCGATTGCTCCGGGAGAGTTCCGAGACGTAGATGTCCCCGGCGGCTCCATCCGCGACAACATTCTTCCCTTGCCGTACAAGGAACCCAGCCAAGTTCTGTACAGCCTCTTCCAGAACATCGTTCAGGAAGGCCGCGCATTCGCTTCGTCTGGTGATTTAAACGTCAGCGACATGTCTGCCAACGCCCCCGTTGGTACGACGCTGGCTCTGCTGGAGCGCACCCTGAAGGTCATGGGCGCAGTGCAGTCGCGTATGCACTACTCAATGAAGCAGGAATTTAAACTGCTCAAGAGCATCATCGCTGACTACACCCCGGAAGAGTACGCCTACGAGCCGGAAGAGGGCAGCCGCTTCGCCAAGAAGTCGGACTACGACCAAGTCGATGTGATCCCTGTGAGCGACCCCAACGCAGCCACCATGGCTCAGAAGGTCGTCCAGTACCAAGCAGTCATCCAGTTGGCCCAGCAAGCCCCGCAGCTCTATAACCTGCCTTTGCTGCACCGCCAGATGATTGATGTTCTGGGGGTCAAGAACGCCCAGAAGCTGGTCCCGATTGAAGAGGATGAAATCCCGACCGATCCGGTTCAGGAAAACATGAATGCCATCAACGGCAAGCCCATGAAGGCGTTCATGGAGCAGAACCATCAGGCCCACATTCAGGTCCACATGATGGCGATGCAAGACCCGAAGATCGCCCAGATCATCGGCCAGAACCCTCAAGCGCAGGCTATTCAGGCGGCAATGATGGCTCACATCAACGAGCACATCGCCTTTGAATACCGCCGTGAGATGGAGCGCCGCATGGGCATCATCCTGCCCAGCGAAGAGCAGACCAAGGCTGTCGATCCCCAGATGGCCGATCAAATCGCCCAGATGGCTGCCGCCGCCGCCCAAGAGCTATTTAAACAGAATAGCCAAGAGATCCAGCAGCAGCAGTTCCAGCAGCAGATGCAGGACCCGGTGGTCCAGATGCAGATGCAAGAGCTGAAGATCAAGGAAGCTGAAGTCCAGCTCAAGGCGCAGAAACAACAGATCGAAGCCGCTGCCAAGGTGGACCAAATCAGGATTGAAGAATCCCGTATCGCGGCTCAGAAAGAGATCGCTGCAATGCAAGTCGCGGCTAATGCCGCTGCACAAAAGGACAAGCTCAACCGTCAACAGGAGAGCGAAGGAATGAGGATCGGCGCTGACATTGCTAAACACCGTGCTCAGATGTCTATCCAACAAGCGCAACGGGCAGCGCGTCCAAACGCCCCTAACCGAAAAGGAACTGAGTGAATGAAGTAAAGGTATTGGCGCACGTCGCCAAACTCATCACAGAAACACGCGCAGACCAAGAGAGCTTTCTCTCGACGGGACGCGCTGCTGATTACGCCGAATATCGGCATGTCTGCGGGATCATCCGAGGTCTGAACTCCGCAGAACAAATCATTAAAGACCTTGTGCAAAGACTGGAACAAAACGATGAGTGACTTCAATCCGGACTTGGCCGTGGATTTGTCGGGGATTCTCGATAAGTCCGCAGAAGAAAAAGCCAAGCAGTTACCTGATCCTGCGACCTATCACATCTTGACTGTGGTCCCCGAGGCCATGGAAGAGTTTGCTGATAGTGAAGTTGGGTTGATCAAGGACGCTAAAACCATGTACCACGAGGAGGTCCTGACCCCCGTGCTGTTCGTGGTGAAGATGGGTCCTGATTGCTACAAAGACGAGAAGCGCTTTCCCAGCGGGCCATCCTGCAAGAAAGGCGACTTTGTCGTTGTCCGACCCAACTCTGGAACCCGCCTGAAGATCCACGGACGTGAATTCAGGCTGATCAACGACGACTCCGTAGAGGCCGTGGTTGAAGATCCGCGTGGCATTACGCGTGCAAGCTAAGGAGATTTAAATGGAAACCGAACACGAGGACTTTAAGTTCCCTGATGAGAAGAAAGACGATGAAAAGGTCGTCGCTCAGGAGCTAGAGATCGAGATCGAGGACGATACCCCGCCAGAGGATCGTGGCCGCAAGTCGGCTCCGCCCCCGGAAGAGCCTTCTGATGAAGAGCTATCCACCTATGACGAGAAGGTCCAGTCCCGGATCAAGAAATTTACACGCGGATATCACGACGAGCGCCGGGCAAAGGAAACCGCCCTGCGTGAACGTGAGGCCGCAGAGAAGTTTGCACGTCAGGTGTTTGAAGAAAACAAACGCCTGAAGCTGCAAATTGAATCCGGCAGCAAGGTAATCATCGAGCAGACCAAGAACTCCGCCACCACGGACCTTGAAGTTGCCAAGAAAAGGCTAAAAGAAGCCTTTGAAGCCGGTGATTCCGATGCCTTGGTTGAGGCTCAAGAAGCCGTCGCTAAGGCCACTTTGAAGCTAGATAAGGCCGCAAATATGCAGCCTATCGTGGCCCCGGAAGAGGAATTCAAGGACGCAGAACCTGAGCCTACAACTAAAGCGCTACCTCCCAAGACCAAGAAATGGGTTGATACCAATAAGGATTGGTTTGGGGTAGACGAAGAAATGACCATGGCTGCCATGGGCATTGACAAAAAGTTGCAGCGTCAGTATGGTTCTGACTACGTCGGTACTGATGAGTACTTCAAAGAAGTCGATCAGACTATGCGTAAAAGATTCCCTGAGTACTTTGAGACTCAGAGCCATGAGGACGATGATACGCCTCCAAAGAAAGTATCAGAACCGGCTGATGAGGATGAACCTCCACGCCGTGCCTCAAAATCCGCTACGGTTGTAGCTCCGGCTGCTCGTAGCACTCCGCCTACTCGCGTCAAACTGAAGACATCTGAAGCCAACATCGCTCGTCGACTTGGGGTGCCTTTGGAGGTATACGCTAAAGAGGTTGCAAAACTTGGAAGGAATCAATAATGGAACAGGTTCAACAAAATCGTCGTAGCCGCGAGGCTGATGTCCGTGAAGTAGCATTTAAACGTGCTGAAGCATGGCGTCCGCCGGAACTGCTTCCCAGCCCTGACCCCCGTCCCGGGTGGTCTCATCGTTGGGTTCGCATCGCGTCTATGGGGGCACAGGACCCGACCAATATCTCCTCTAAGTTGCGTGAAGGATATGAACCCTGCAAAGCAGAGGACTATCCTGAACTCATGATGCACGCTTCCACCGAAGGTCGCTTTAAAGGCAACATTGAGGTGGGTGGACTGTTGCTTTGCCGCATCCCGGAAGAGTTTATGGCTCAACGCGCACAACACTATGCGCAGCAGAACAAAGCTCAGATGGAATCGGTAGACAACAACTTCCTTCGTGAAAATGATCCTCGTATGCCTCTTTTCTCTGAGAAGAAGACGAAGGTCAGTTTCGGTTCTGGTTCTTAAATTTGGAGTCCTTAAATGGCAATGACCAATGCTCCCTACGGCCTACGTGCCGTCAACCGTAACGACGGCATGCCCTATGCCGGCGCTACGAGTCAGTTCCTGATCAACCCTTCTTCGGGCGCTGGCACTAACCTTTTCAACGGCCAAGTCGTCATTATTGACGCCAACGGCTACATCGCTCTATCTACCGCTACTGGTGCGGACCTGACGACCAATAACCTCGGCGGCAATACCCTTGGCGCTTGGGGCGTGTTCGTTGGCTGTTCCTACATCAACGCGCAAGGCCAGCAGATCTATGCTCAGTACTACCCCACCGGCACGACCGGCGTGGTGACTGCGTATGTGATCACTGACCCGAACGTGACGTTCCAAGCTCAGTTGGATGGCCAAGTCACCCAAGCTGCTCTTGGCGCTAACACCTTCTTTGCCGCCGTGCAAAGTGGCACCACTGGCTCTACCACCACTGGCAACTCGACCAGCGCGTTGGAGTCGAGCACCGTGACCACCGCCGCCGCCTTCAAGATTATCGGTTTCGCCTCGCCGCTGACCGATACCTTCACGGAAGTGTTGGTGAAGTTCAACCCGGGCGCTCACGCCTACACCAATGCCGTCGGCATCTAAGGAGTAATTAAAAATGGCTATCTCTCGTGCACAGCTACTTAAAGAACTCCTGCCCGGTCTGAACGCCCTGTTCGGCATGGAATATGCCCGCTACGGCGAAGAGCACAAGGAAATCTACGAAACCGAGACCTCTGAGCGTTCCTTCGAAGAAGAGACCAAGCTCGCTGGCTTCGGTGCTGCACCTGTCAAGAACGAAGGCTCTGCCATCGCTTACGACAACGCGCAGGAAGCTTTCACTGCTCGCTATACCCACGAAACCATCGCTCTGGGCTTCTCCATCACGGAAGAAGCTGTGGAAGACAACCTGTATGACAGCCTGTCTGCCCGCTACACCAAAGCTCTGGCTCGTGCTATGGCCTACACCAAGCAGGTCAAGGCTGCTTCTATC